TCGGCAGGACCAGGTAAAGCCTGGATAAATTCAGCACCAGATCGTTCGTAACGGTATCTGGCTTGGAAAGGATCTTTGTAGTTTGGAACGTAAAGAATACCAGCTAAACGATTAGTTTCGTAAAGGTAAACTTCATCCCAAACCTTCAAGGCTTCCTTGGTATTACTAGAGCGGATCGTGCGATCCACATCACCTGCAATACTTTCTAAACGTGTGGAAGGAGAAGAGGCAACTTCTGTTTTCTTTTCAGCCGTATCACAACGACCGATTTGAATAGCAATTTTGTCGTAGAAGTAAGAATCAGGAACAGTGTTCAAAGATTCTTCTAAACGAGCATAATCTCCCGCTGGAACAGAAACCACATAGTAGCCCAGATGGTATCTAACTCTGCTTTTGTCGAAGTCAGAGAGTTGCACTTCTATTCCTCCTTATCTATTTATTATAAAAGCATGTAATCAACTAAATACATTGTTAAGGAAATCACCTGTTGCTGCAGACTTACCTTGTATAAACGGATTACTTGCTGAGTAAGAAGACAAGAAAGATTGTGGATTAAGTGCTTGATTCAAAACACTACCTAATAACTGTTCCTTCAACTGTTGTTCAAATGTTTTTGGTGCTTCCTTTGGCTTATCTGTATATTTTGCACCATACAAGAAAGCTTTAAGTATATCTTCTGTTCGTGCGTCAGTGGATGTTGTTGTTGTTTGTGCGGGTGTAGTTACAGCCGGTGCGGTTGATGCAACTGTACTACTCCCCGCTGGTTTTGTATGTAGGAACTGAATATCATAAGGTTGTCCCTTTGGATCTGTAGTTGATAAAGTACCATAACCTTTATTTGGTGCAAAGGTACCATAACCTTTATAAGCTAATTGCGTTCCAGCACCAATGCCTAAATCAATTCCTTCATGGTAGGTTGATGCTCCTGCGGTAGGTGCAGAACGTGGTCCAAAACGTGATGTGATTGGATTGTTCCAGCTCCACTGACCATCTTTGCCTTGTTGTACGATAGGCTTCCCTGCAGCTTGTATATTTTGAAGTAAAGATCTTATTGTCTCTGGGTTAATTTTTTTACCTTTATCTTTTCCAAATTGTGGAATTACACGTACATCAAGATGTGGTCCAGTAGTCGCAAAGACATCTTCTCCGGGACTAGCAATTTTTCCTATCGGTATTAAACCTGCCATTTGTATTTTATTTTTCTTTTATTCTAAAAGCAAAAACCCCCAGTTTCCCAGGGGTAAATAGGAGATGAGTATTAGACACGTATTAAATCAGCAGCAAAGACGTTTTCCCAATCAATTCGTTTAATCTGTCTCAGTTGTTCGAGATTGTTGAATCTTTCACCTGATAAGGACATTTGAAGATCTTTGATCTCACGAGCGGTCTTAAGACCAATGCCCTTGATATGATCTGCGAGCATCTGAGCAGTTGCCGAATTTACATTCAAGCGATGATCAGGAGGGAAAGTGCGTGGCTCTTCTTTTGCTGCTTTATCTTTTACCTGAAGAGTTTTTACCTTTTTAGTGGCATCTTCATCAGGAGAGATTTCAGTTTTATAAGCTGTAAATAAACGTCCGTCTTGGTCTTCGACCATAAACCAATCGCCGTTATCCCACTCGCTTATAACTTTGAGGCGTGCGCCTGTTTTTTTGTGCTGATAGAGCATAAGGACCAGAAGAGTGTTCTGGTCCTAGTTTACCCTAATTAGCTAACAGTGCGACCAATTAAGTAGCTATCGATATCTTCGTAGCCAGGAGCTTCATCAGGTTGGATGTAGCATATTTCAACTACAAAGTAACCTGTGCGACCAGCAAGTGAATCACCACTGGAGATGTAGAAACCACCAGAAGTAACTGTGCTGTCAGCTGTCTGTTTTGCAAACACCTTCATGGTGGTGGATGCAGTGGCAGCGTAATTAACATTACCTGCTGTTACACCTGCTGTACCAGTAGCAATAAGGAATGGGTTGGTACCAAAACCTTGAACACCTGCAGTGAAGAAAATTTCACCAGCTTGTGTGCCAGAGGTAGTAGAGGTGAGGTTAGCTTGGATAACACCTTCGCCAACACCAGAAGCAGCTACTGGGCTACCAGCGTTACTGCGACTAAATGATAGTACGTTACCTGTTGCGGCATAGATGCCAGAAGCAACGCGACCATCACCCCAACCAGAAGCTACAGAAACCGCAGTGCGATATACGTAAGCAGGTAGGGTAGATGAACCAGAGATCACCATACCAGTGATGTTGGTACGTGTGTCGTCATTCTGATAAGGAGAAGGAACGATCACATCAGCAGAAGATACTGCACCAGCACCAGATGTTGCGGTTACAGCGACATAACCACGTTGTTGAAAATAACGATAACCGGGGAGAGCCAATACGGAAGTAGGGCCACCTTTAGTTGCGTCATTAGAGCCGTTGTCGTTGGTATCAATGTTTTTGTACCAACCGTTCAGGGGTTCCGCCCAGTTGCCTGGGTAGATTTTCTTAGCGGACAAATAAGTCATTTATTTTTTCCTTGGAGATTATTACAGTGATTATGTTTAAACAGTGCCGTCATCGGAGACGTAGCTGAATGCGGTAGTAACGAAGTCCTTGTTCAAGGCTTCAAAACCAGCATACAGTTGCCAAATCAAGATGATGAAACGACTGAAGTCATCGTTGTTGTTGATGAGTACTTGAGCGTTAGGACCGCCAATACCAACACCAATTGCTTGAGGACCAAAGAAGTAACCTTGTGCAACTTCTTGAGAAGCGTAGTTACCAGATACACCGTTAAAGGCTGTGGTAACGTTCTTGGTTGGGAAGTTAGTTGACTCATAGAACTTCACACCTTCAAACTGAACGCCAGTAGGCATTACAGGTTCACCAGCCAAGAAGTAAGCTTGACCAGCTTGAGGACCCATGAAGAAGCTGGCGTTGTTAGGCATCATGGGGTTAGCCATGTACATGCCTTGACCGGGGTTACCGGCATAACGTGCGATCTCACGGAAGTCAGGGTCACGACGCAAGTGCATCATGAATGTAGGGTCGCAAATGCAACGATACAAACCATCAGCAAAACTTGGTACGTTACGCTTACGTAAATCTTTAACTACGGTCAACAGGTCAGTAGACACATGGAACTGTTGAAGATCAGCTGTGTATTCAGCTGTCTCATAAGAAATACGACCAGAGGAATCTTTGGTTTTGTTACCAGCGAAGTAGTAACCACCTTGGGTTCCAGAAGCTTTACCATTAGCTTCAGTTTTAGCTAGTTCGTCAAGGAAGACGCGATCGCGCCAACGACGATAGTCATCTAGCAGTGTGAGGCTACCGATAGATTGGTGGAACATATTCAAGTTACCTGTGTCCAGCAACATGCGCTGAGCGGTAACTAGAGTTTCACGAGCAATCTTAAAGGTTGAAGGTTGGGTAGGATCACCAGGGTCTGCAGGACCGGTGTATTCCTTAAGCACCACAAGGACTTTCTCCTTGGTGATGTTACGGCTGTTAGCGGTACCAATGGTTTGGTCGGCAATACGCTCGCGGCTATCCTTAGTACCAGGGGTTCCCCAGAACTTATAGCGGTCGAGTTGTACAGTTTGACCAGGTTGACGTGTGAAGTCGTGGACGACCACGGGCTCAACAGCCATTTCCGCAATATAAGCAGGGTGGGGACGGTAAAGTTCCGCACCTAGAATCTTCGGAAAATCGTTATCAATGAACACTTTGTTTTATCCTCCAGTTCTCGGGGAATGTTTTTACAGGGTGAAAGATTCAGACATTATATGTCTTATCTAACATGATTTTAACAGCTTGTAATTTATTCATTACAAGCTGATGTATTACTCCATTACAAACAGTTTGTTTGCAACAGTTTGAGGTTGTGCTTGATTCAAAATGCGCCAAGCATTTTGTGGATCACGTGTCATTGTGTCGTTAAATTCACCCCAGAAATTACCAGGGGCTTGAGGAGCAGCAGCAGCAGGAGGTGCAGGGAACTGACCTACTTGTGCATAACCAGCAGGCTGAGTGGGATAACCACGAGTAGCTAGTTGCTGTTCATTTTCGTACACAGGATAAGGACCTTCAGGACCGAAGAACTTAAGTGTGTAGTCGCTGAGTACATCAGGGTTAGTCAGAATCTCGTTATAAGCGAGGTTTTCCTGGTGCTCATTAACGGCAAAGTTGGCGTAACCGGTAACGCAGTTAGCTGCGCGGTTTCCCCATGCGACGGCGCTGTCCACCATTGCTTCCAGGTTTAGCGCGTAGTTGTTCAGGACTGCTGGCGCTTCCATCCCGAACACGTCCAGAACCTGACGAGTCTCGTTGCTCAGATTGTAATAATCTGCTATCGCCGTATTTACTTCCTGGTGCGCCTGAACCGCCGAGGATCCCGTCAAGTAGGTTTGGGAAGAGTTGGGCAAGTAAGCCTGGTTGGCTTGCCAAGTCTGCGGAGCCGATTGTTGCGTAGCTTGGCTGTACGGAATTCCGTAATTGGCCGGGGTATACTGAGGTGCCGCTTGAGAGGGTTGACCCTGGAACGGGGATTGGACTGGTGCGCTCAGTAGCCCCACTACCTTGTTGAACGCCGACTCCCATGGATTGCCCTGAGGTGCCGCCGGTTGGGATTGGGGGGCGTATTGAGTAGGGCTTGATTGGTAACTGGGGTTCGCCTGAGGTACCGCTTGGGGGTAACTCGTACCCACTTGATAAGCCTGAGGTGCTGCCTGGTAGCTGACCGGAGCTGCTTGTGGTGCTGCCACCACGTAGTTGCTCGGAGCGACGGCTGCTGGTACTTGGCTCATCTGTGGGATCGATTGGACGGTAGCGTCCTGCATAACTCATCTCCTTTTGTAATGCTTCTAATGTACGATACAGATATGGAGTTAGATCCAATCTTGGATCCGCAGCCATCGGTAAGTCCGGTGATTGCGGGTGAGGAGTCTGCATCATACCCCCCACCAGGCGAGAGAATTGAGAGTAGGCACTCTGTAATTCATTCACCATCCTGAACGGGAACCCAGATAACATCTCGGCCCGCTCCTCTTCCGTTTTTGAGGGGAAGAGGTATTTCAGTGCTTCAATGCTATCAACACCTAATTCCTGTAGGTTCCTAACAACAATCGAGTTGTTAAGAATATCTTGTGTTGAGTCTTCATAAACAGGACCCATCCAACGCCATTGGAGCGTCACATCTCCATCTGGAATTAGTCCTAATACACCAGGTGGTATTTGTTGAGTCTTAAGACAAGCCATCATTATCTTCTTGACTTGGTCCTCAAACATACCCATAGCTTCGTTATATGCTGCTGTGTCTTCATCAGTAGCTTGCTCGGGAAGTTCCAAGGGCCTTTCAATTCCTGCAGCCGCTGCTAATGTGTTACGGAATAAAGTTTCTTCTTGGAATAAGATAAGTTCTAGACAACGACATATCCCATATGTGTAAATAGCAGTTGCCTTCTTCTTTGATGTGGCAGATACTCTACCAAATAACGATTTATATTCTGTTGCAGTTACACCTGCAGATATAGATAGTTCGTCTACACCACCAAGAGATGTACGTATCTCTTCTCGGTATTGACGTGCAAAAGAATTTTGATCTCCTGTGATTGCATCTGGAACAATGTAACCAACACGATCGTTAGGTTCGAGGTTTGCAATGATGCGTGGTACGCGAAGCTGACCATCGATACCGCGATAGATAGGATCAGATTTAAACTGAGATCTACTTAAGGGTCCTGCACCACCAAAGCCTGAGTTTGCTGCAATAGAAGGACGCTGCACAGTAGCAGTGTCGCTACTGGATTCCATTAGATCCGTTTTAGGACGAGAAGAAAGTAGGGTTGGGCTACCAAAGAAGGTAACATTCTTCCGCATGGTACGTACCAAGTCATCATGCGTGCATATATGGTTGGCTAAGGCGTCAAATTCACCAACACCTTCCATTGAGAAACCTTTGGTATTATTAAAGATTTCAACACAAGGAATAAAGCCAAGCGTATTTTTAAGTGTGGTGGTACGCCCAGAGTTCATTTGATAGTTAGTATCGAATGAAAGTTCTGCCTCCGAGTGTGTCTCTTCTATTGTCTTACGTTTAATTGAAAGACGAATGTAACGTTTGACTCCGCCTTGTCCCATGGAAGCAGGACCTGTTACATCAGAAGATACAATGTCCTGTTGAAAGCCGAAACCTTGACGTATCTTGTAGCTATAGATAATTACAACTTCGTCTAACTCACCGTCAATGTTGTAGAAACTCCTATACTCATTACGTCTAAAGAAGTAAAGGCGATAATTGTTTTCTGTAGGACGTATGTAAAAAAGACCTTGTCCATCACATAGGAAGTAGTCCCAGATGGAGTCTAGGCGTGTGTCTATTTGATTGAATTTGATTACACGGTCGATAAAGTCTTTGCGTTGATTACCAAAGTTATCTTGAGCTGGAAAAAATTCAACACCCTGCCGGATGCCAAACAACTTCATCTGTGCTAAGTGGGACGCGACAATGCCGGTATCAACGGAAGCTCCTCCATCTTTCTCGATGTAGGAATCAACAATCTCTTTAAGCCGGGCTTTAGCGTCCATTAATTATTACCTTTGTTAAATGCTAGCAGATTTAAGAGACATATTTATT